CGTTTATCTGTAGACTAGTAGTTCTATCACCTTTGGCAATAAAAACTTTTTCAACTGATTTTAACATAAATTATTTTAATTAAACATTCAACATTAAGAACAATGTTGAGGAGTTTGAGCGACGTTTTTCTACTATGCAGTTATAAATAACCCGTATTACTAGTACGTTTAAGCAGTTCTACGTCAAACCCGCTCATTATAGTTCAGTTTTCTTTTCTTCTAAATTGTATGTATTATATCTAGCATTACTATTATTTTCTAAAAACATTCTAATAGCAATTGCTAGTATTTCTTTATAAGCTTTATGTGGCAACTCTTGTAGAGTAGAAATTGATATAGCATCTTGTATTTTAAATAATGTAGGATTTTTTATATACCTATATTTATAATTCGTAATACTATAATTCCCATCAGTTACTAATAAAACTTGTTGCCCTATAAAGTATCTTAAAGGTTCAGCATTTCCTTGATGTAAATTATGCTGACTAAAAGGATCTTTAACCTTAATATTAAGTATATCTGTGGTTATAGGGGTAATTTTACGAGTACTAGTTGTACCCTCTACATTAATAATAACATTTTCTTGCACAATATAACGTATACTAGAAGCTAACGTACATGTATAAGAAGGTGGAGTAGAGCTACCAGCATAAGTTGTAATCTCATTACCTGCAAGAAGTAAGTTTTTTAAATCCTGTATAACATCTTCTGCAGCTTCAAAATCTGTATACTTTTTATCTACAAATTCTTCTAAAGCTTTATTAAGCCAGTAAGTTACCTCAGCAGTATTAACAGTAGTACCTTCTTTCAAGTTGCGTACTTCTCTATTAAAAGATGTATATAGTTTAAATGGAGTCATTATATATTAAGTAACTGCGCGTTAGTTTGTAGTCTAGGAGATTCTATATTTTCTATCATTAATTCTACAGCTAAATCTACTATTTTATTATGTACTATAGAAGGTAAAATACAATTACTACTACTTGAATATGACATTAAATTTGGATTTCTAACAGAATTAATATACACTTGTCCTACTCCTGTAGCAAAAGAATTATAGATTATAACTAATTCTTTACAACTTAAAGTAGGCCATGAAGTACCTGCAGGGGTTGTAGTAGAACTGGCGTAACCATAATCTTGTGTAACATAATATACTGGATTTTCAAAATAAGGTATGTTTACAGCAGTTTTTAAGTATTTTACACTATCTTCTTCTCTTATAGGGTCACATTTATAAAGACTTCCTGTACTAGCGTACGTGCTATCTTCTAAAAAGTTACCACTCAAAGTAACATATACTGATAATATATATCTAATGTTATCAGAATAATCGGTAAAAACAGTAGGAGTATTTGGGTTAGCTACATATTTAACTCTAAGATTTTTTCGTATAGCATTGGTTGAAAAGATACCAGAAGCTTCATCCTTATTTAAAGGTTTACTTAAACCTGTTGTAGTAGAAAAAGACATAATTATAGGGGCTAGATAATCAAAAAATCTTGAATCCGTTCCCCCTTGTTTATACTCATTATAAACCATGTCTACAAATCTTTCCTGAGCTTTATTAAGCCAAAGATCAATTTCTTCAGGTTCAAAAGCAGGTAAAGTTAGGCTTGAAGTTTTATCCAAACCTAACTTAACAGCTGTATGCATTTCAGCAATATTCATTACTATTCTTTATCTGTATTAATTTCTTCTTTTAATTTTGCTAATTCAGACTTTTTAGTATCTTCAGAAACCCTAGTTTCCAATACATCTTTGCCTTCTAATTGTGATAGAATAGCAATTTTAAGGGAATTGTTAGCAGGGTTCTTCAAGTATTCTATAGTTTCATCCTGTGTATAACCAAGTACATCTGACCCATATTTATAAGTAGAGTTAGCTTTCCTTATAATATTTTTAGCTACAGCCTCTTCAATTATATACTGGGTTTCCTTGTTTTCATTATTTACCCATAACTGTAAGAACTTTGAAGGGTTTTCCTCAACTAGTTGATATAGTGAACTCTGTACTACTTCTGCACTTGCACTGTCAGACCTAAGTCCATATATACGTAAGCATTTGCGCATCTGTTCTACAGTAAGTTTATTATATTCAGAAAGAGCTTTAATTTTAACACTTGCAACTTTCATTACTTCTTCGGCAGTAGCCTTTTCCTCAACTAGAATATACCTAGCACCTGCTTTCTTATCATTATAACCATTAGCTACATCCTTATGATTCTTTAAGAATTTATACTTAAATAAATCTAAAATATCTTCTGTATCTAAGGTTATTACAGGTTTACGTTCTTCTAAGGTTAAGTGAAAATTAGTCCAGAAGTCTGAATCCGGGTGTAAATCAAAATTGAGTTCCTTTGAAAAAAACTCTACATCCGCTTTGTCTAGACCGGTATATCTTTTACCACTTCTTGTGATATATGACCCTAAATGATGTTTACAGTTTCTAAAAAAGTATACATCTGCCCAAGGATCTTTGGCTTTCATCATAAGTTTTACTATCATGATCTTTAGTTTAGTGTTTGCTTTAAACTAGGTTAAAAGTAAAGGGTGTTTTCGGGCACACCCTTAAAAGCCTTTATAATAATTACTCTACTGAAAGTACCAATTCCCCACTAGTTGTAGGATTTTTCAACATGATACCCATTTCCCCTAGGAAGTATACAGTATAACCATCACGTCCGTGTGAACGAACAGTAGATTTATTCATACCGAATCCTTGACCTGGGGCTACAGAACCGGCTGAAGACCACATTACAAATTCACGACCTTTTCTAACAACTTTAACAACGTTAGATTCACCATCGTACATACCGAAGTCAATAAATGTCATACGGTAAGATTCTACAGGCTTACCTGATACTGGGTGTAGTTGTCTATTGTGATATAAATCATCGTATAATGGGAAATGGCGAAGAGTTAACTCAATACCATTAAGCATTTTATAAGTAGTAAACTGGCCGCCTAATGTAAGTTCTTGACCAGAACCAGTTACAAAGAAGGAAGCAAGCAAACTATAAGCACTAGCTTTTTCACGAAGAACACGGTCTAATTCACGCATACCCATTTCCCCTGTTAGAGCAATGAATTTACGTTCACCAAATCCTAACATATTGTAAGATAGGTCAAATAAGAAGTCTTCTAAGATATCAGCTGTAAGCTTAGTATAGTAACGTTTATTAGCAGGAGAGATCTGTTGTAATAGACCGGCACCACGATAAATAGGACGTCCGTTCGTACCAAACATATTGACAGTACCATCTGCATTAGCATTGTACTGAGAGTACATTAGGTTATAATCAACAGTTTTATACCATTTACGCAAAGCTGCCCATTCTTGAAGGTCTGCCCAGTAGAAAGATTTTTTCTTAGAAACAGGATCCCTCATTTCAATAACCATAACTGTAGATACAGCACTACCTGTTATACTATACTCAATACGCATAGTAGTAAGGTGGTTACGAAGTCTAACAGGAGTCTGGTAAGTTACGGTATCTCCGCCTTCTGAGTATTCTTCATAAGCAGATCCAGCAGTACTTAGCTGACAACCAGCTGCAAGTAGTGAAGGTGGAATATATGAGTTAGCTTGTCCATCGCCTACCATAAGAGAGTATACCCATAATTGCCCATCTTGATAAGCATCACCCATAGTACGGGCTTGGAAACGTTTGTCATCAAATTCTACAATAGCACCAGTGCCAAAGAATTTTTCAGCTACCCATACTTGTACTAACGTACCATTAATACCTGGGGTATCAGTAGAGGCAATTGCAGAACCATTCCATTTAGCATCAACAATTGTAACAGGTTTTTCTGCTTCAATCATTACATCCCATTCATATTCACGGTTTTCAATTGTCATTGTACGTCCAACACCACCAGTAAGGAAGTTAATAACACTATTATCTTTTATACCAAAGATATAAGATAAAGTAGGAATAGCTTTATGTGGTTCTGTTAATAGAGATTTTGACAACATGTTCTCTTCAACAAGATCTGAGAAGTACTGTGTACGGTACAACTGCAAACCATTGAGAACATTATTTTGCATTCTATTGTCAATCATATTGTTTATAATTTAGTTTGTATGTATTAATTATTTTATCGGCCTAGGTAACTGGTTATTGCGTTAAAAGCATCTGTGCTACCTTTTTTAGTAGTAGTTTCTGAATATTCAGTATCTGAGCCTTTTGACCTTAAGCCAGACTTTACAGTCTGTAATTTTTTCTTTAGTGATGTTGCAGCTTCACTAGTAGCTTTAGTATTTACTTTTTGAGCTAGTTTATCCTCATACATAGTAAAGAAAGCAGATTTAATTAAGTTGTCTATAGAAGATTGATATTTACGTTGGTAATTAGTTCTGCCATCCTGGCCCGGTATAAAGATATCTTTAATTAGTTTTTCTTTCTCAATTTGTGAGATAGGTACACCTAAAATTTCTTTTGTTGACCTTATACTATTAGCTACGTCTTCATACAATTTTTGTTGCTGTTTTTCTGCCTCCTTCTGTAAATTTTGTTGCTCTACTAATAGCTTTTTTGCTTTTTTCTCACGCATATCTAATAGAATTTCCTTAGAGTCTTTAGCCTCTTCTTCAAGCATTCCAGTATCTTCTAACCTCTCTAGACGTTTCTTTATCTTATCCTCGGTATGTCCTTGTTCTTTATAAAGTTCTTTAATTACTCTTGCTTGGACTAAAGGATCTTCTATATCAGCGGACTCAATATCAAAATTACCCGCATATTTTGTTTCAAAGTAATTCTTAACACTACCCCCATCAGATACGAAACTATTCAATTCTTCAATTTCAGAACTAGCGAATTCAGGTTTAGAATTCTCTTCAACTAAAGATTGCATATAGTCTATAACAGCATCAACACTCTGTAATTTTTCTTCACCTTCATCAAAGGTCCAGCCTAATTTTTCATATAAACGTTCTTGGAAGAATGCTGCTACTTCAGGTTCTGCTTCTTTTAGGTCATAGTCAGTAGCTTCACTAGAAGCATTCTCTGTAGATCCTTCTTTATCCTCAGTTTCTATAGAGTCCTCTAGAGTTCCGTCATCACCTAAGATATCCTTTACTGATTTATTTTCTATAACAGGAGCAGATCTATCTGGTAATTTTAAGTCTATGCTCTCGTTTGTTTTCTCTACTACAGGTTTTTTACTTACTTCTGTAGTTTCTTTTTCAGTCTCTTCTCCACCTTCTTGTAACTCTGAAGGGTCTTTGTAAGGGATGTCACCGAAATCATCATCATCCCTTGGGCCTCTCGGTTTACTTAAAAAATCCGGAATTGCCTCAAAACCGCTGAAAGTATTATTATTAG